TGGTATTTGCATAAGCATGACTAAAGTCGAGTTATATCTCAATACTGTTACGCAGTATGATAAAGAGTTTGCTAAATGGTCTGGCCGCACAGATAAGATATTGCGCAGATACAGGGATGAACGTCAAGTTAATTCTATGCAATCACGTTATAACATGTTATGGGCTAACGTACAGACTTTAAAAGCTGCTACCTTTTCACGCATGCCTAAACCGGATGTGTCACGCAGATTCAAAGACAATGATCCAGTAGGTAGAGTAGCATCCATGATTCTTGAAAGAGCTATGGACTTTGAGATTACTCACTATGAAGATTTAAAGCATTGTTTAGAAGCTTCAGTATATGACAGATTCTTAGGTGGTCGTGGTACAGCATGGGTTCGTTATGAGCCTAAGATTGAGACACAAGATTATTCAGTATCAGAATCAGATGAAGAATCAGATGAAGCAGCAGAATACTTAGATTCAGAAGCAGCTCCAGTAGACTATGTACATTGGAAAGACTTTGGACATGAGCCAGCTAGAACATGGGATGAAGTAAACAAAGTATGGCGTAAAGTCTACATGACACGCAAAGCTTTAACAGAACGATTCGGTGAAGAATTAGGTAACAAAGTACCATTAGATTCATCACCTGATGACCAAAAATTTAAAGACTCAGATGGTATAGGTAAAAAAGGCCTTATTATTGAGTTATGGGATCGTGACACTAAAAAAGTTGTATGGATATCTAAATCACTGAACGAAATCTTAGATGAAAGAGCTGATCCTTTAGAGCTAGAAGAATTCTTCCCATGCCCTAAACCACTTTATTCAACAATTACTAATGAATCATTAGTGCCAATCCCAGACTTCACATTATATCAAGATCAAGCTAATGCTTTAGATGTACTCTCTACACGCATTTCTGGCCTGATAGACGCATTAAAAGTTCGTGGTGTATATGACGCATCAGAACCAACATTACAACGCTTATTTACCGAAGGTGAAAACAATACACTTATCCCAGTTAAGAATTGGCCTGCTTTCTCTGAAAAGCAAGGTCTTAGAGGTGCGATTGATATTGTTGATATTACACCTATTGCTATGGCTCTTAAAAATGCTTATGAGTCTATGGCACAGCTTAAGCAAGAAATCTACGATATTACTGGTATATCTGATATTATTCGTGGCCAATCTAATGTTATAGAGACTGCAACATCAGCTCAAATCAAGAGCCAGTTTGCATCATTACGATTAAAAGAATACCAAGACGCTGTAGCTTGCTATGCTTCACGCATACTTAAAATTAAAGCACAAATTATCTGCGGACAATTCCAACCAGAGACATTAGTTAAGATTGGTGGCGTTGCACAGTTAAGTCCAGACGATCAAGCATTAGTACCACAAGCTATTGCTATGCTAAAAGACAATCCTATGCGTACATTCCGTATAGAAGTTGCTACAGACTCCATGCTTTACCAAGATGAACAGCAAGAAAAGGCTGATCGTGTAGAGTTCTTAGGTGCTGTAGGTACATATTTAGAGAAAGCTGTACAAGCCGCACAAGCTATGCCAGCAGAAGCAGTACCACTTATCATGGACTTGCTCAAATTTGGTGTAACAGGCTACAGAATTGGTAGAGTGATAGAAGGTGAGTTTGATAACGTGGCAGATGCAATCAAAGAACAATCTAAACAACCTAAACAGCCTAAACAAGATCCTGAAATGCTTAAGATTCAGATGGAAGCACAAGCTAGACAAGCTGAACTACAAAATGAAGCACAAGTCAGAGAACATGAGATACAATTAGAAGCTCAAAAACAAGAAGCTCAAGCACAAAACGACATGAAAGAACGTCAGCACAAAGCAGAGCTAGATCAAGCCCTAGAAAAACAAAGATTAGAGTTTGATGCTTGGAAATCTAAGCTAGATAATGAAACTAAGATATTTGTAGCTGAATTAGAAGCTAAAACTAAACTAAAACAACAATACATGACAGCTAACCCAGCATCAGATCCATTAGTAGACGTTGGCATAGATGGCAACTTACATCTTACAGACGAAATCTCTGGTGTATTGCATGCAGTAAATCAAAACGTGGCAGAACTTATCCAAGCTAACCAAATGCACAATCAAGAATTGGCTGCTAAACAAGAAATGGCACATCAAGCACTTGTTGAACACATGACTAGACCTAAGACAATTGTTCGTGATGCGAATGGTAAGATTATAGGGGTTAAATAATGGCTATAACCATTAAACATGCCAAAACGGATAGTATAGCGGATTGGACACAATCAGATTTAGATGCACAGATTGCATTAGGTAACTTTCCACCTGGCACATTACTAGCTAACATTGTATTGCCTTCTGATTGGAATAACGATCATACAGTATCAGGCACAATTGCTATTGCTAATGGTGGTACTGGTCAAACTACAGCTAATGCAGCTATAAATGCTCTATTACCTAGCCAAACAAGTCAATCAGGTAAAGTATTAAGCACAAACGGTACAGATACATCATGGATTGCAGTAGGCGGTTCAGGTACAGTTACCTCTGTTACAGGCACAGCTCCAGTATCAGTCGCTACAGGTACAACTACTCCAGTTATATCTATGACTGCAGCTACAAGCTCTGTAAACGGATACTTAACATCTGCTGATTGGACTACTTTTAATAGCAAAGGTAACGGTACAGTAACATCTGTAGCATTATCTGCACCATCTATATTTAGCGTGTCAGGAAGTCCCATAACATCTTCTGGCACTATTTCTCTTACATATTCAGGCACAGCATTACCAGTATTAAACGGTGGTACAGGCGTTACTACATCAAGTGGTGCTAATTCTGTAGTGTTAAGAGACGCTAATGCAAATATAACAACAAATTGTTTATTTGAAGGGTTTACTAGCCAAGCTGCTGGAACATTAATTACTTTAACAGCAGCATCAGTTCAAAACTGGGTTATTAGTGGTTCTGGTGGACAAACAATTAAATTACCAGATGCTACTACATTACCTAATGGTGCATTGTTTACATTTAACAATAATCAAACATCTGGCACGATCATTGTTCAGAATAATTCAAGTACTACAGTTGCTACATTACAAGCAGGTGCTTTTAGTACTGTTGCTTTATTAAGCAATTCAATAGCTGCTGGTACATGGGATGCTCATGCTCAAGCCCCATCTAACGTATCATGGTCTACAAACACATTTGATTATGCTGGATCTATTACATCAGCTACATGGAATGGTACTGCTATAGCTTTAAATCGTGGTGGAACTAATGCTAACTTAACTGCTGTAAACGGTGGTGCAGTATATTCTACAGGTACAGCATTAGCTATTAGTGCAGCAGGTACAAGCGGTCAAGTATTAACATCTAGTGGTGCAGGTGCGCCAACATGGACAACACCAACCACAGGAACAGTTACAAGCGTAACAGGTACTGCTCCAGTAGTATCATCAGGTGGTGCTACTCCAGCTATAAGCATGGCCGCAGCATCTAGTACAGTTAATGGCTATTTAACATCTACAGACTGGACAACATTCAATAGTAAAGGTTCAGGTACTGTTACTAGCGTTACAGCTACTAGCCCAGTAACTAGCACCGGTGGAACTACGCCAGTTATTGCTATGCCAGCAGCTACTACAAGCGTATCTGGTTATCTTACAAGCACTGACTGGACTACTTTTAATAATAAGGGTTCAGGAACAGTTACAAGCGTTGCAGCTTTAACATTAGGCACAACAGGTACAGATTTAAGCTCAAGCGTAGCTAATGGTACTACGACACCAGTCATTACTTTAAATGTACCTACAGCATCAGCTACAAACAGAGGTGTATTGTCATCTGCTGACTGGACTACGTTTAATAACAAGGGATCAGGTACTGTTACAAGTGTTACAGGTACAGCTCCAGTTGTTTCTAGTGGTGGTGCAACACCAGCAATTAGTATGGCTGCTGCTAGCACTTCAGCTAACGGATATTTAACTTCTACTGATTGGAATACCTTTAATGGTAAAGGATCAGGCACGGTAACATCAGCATCAGTAGTATCAGCTAACGGATTTGCAGGTACAGTAGCTACAGCTACAACTACCCCAGCAATTACTATCTCAACATCTATTACAGGTGTGTTAAAAGGTAACGCAACTGCAATTAGTGCAGCAACAGCAGGTACAGATTATGTAGCACCAGGAACAGCTACAACATTTACAGCCAAACAAACATTTAATGGATCATCAAGTGTATTAGCAGCAGTATTTGCAAACGCAGCAGAAACAACAACTATTGCTGCAACTGCCGCAACAGGTACAATTAATTATGATGTAACCACTCAATCAGTTATTTACTACACATCTAATGCGTCAGCCAATTGGACTGTAAACTTTAGAGCATCAAGTGGTACATCTTTAGATACAGCTATGGCAACAGGCCAATCAGTTACAGTAGTATTTTTAGTAACTCAAGGCACAACAGCTTACTATAACAATGCAATTACTATTGATGGTACATCTGTCACACCTAAATATCAAGGTGGCACAGCACCTACAGCAGGTAACGCTTCAAGTATAGATGCTTACTCATATACTATTGTTAAAACAGGATCAGCCGCATTCACAGTATTTGCATCACAAACACAATTTAAATAACAATTAATTATGTCATTATTGTCACGCATAGCGGTTCAAGCAGCAAGAGGTTATGGTGCTTTATCGTTTAAATCTACAAAGGTATCTGGATCTTATCTTATTGTAGCTGGTGGCGGTGGTGGTAGTAGCTTTTCAGGCGGATCAGGTGGTGGTGCAGGTGGTGGTGGCCCAGTCATTACAGCATCATATACATTTTCTACATTAACAACTTATGCTGTGACAGTAGGTGCAGGTGGTGCTGCTGATAATAGTGGTACTTCTTCAAGTATTTCTGTTATTGGTGAAACAGCGTCAGGTGGAGCTGGAGTTACAGCGCAAACAGGTGGAGCTTCATCTAAAAAAATATCAGGCACAACAACATCTTATACAGGTGGTACAGGCGGTGGTTCAGCAGGAAGTAGCCCTGGAACAGATACTCGTGTAGGTGGCGGTGGTGCAGGATCAAATGCTAATGGTACAAATGCAGTTGTATCAACATCAGGTGGTGCTGGCGGTGCAGGCTATTCATCATCTATTTCTGGTTCTGCTGTTAATTACGGTGGCGGTGGCGGTGGTGGTGCAGGCGGAGCATACGGATCAAGTGGTGCTGGTGTAGGCGGTGCAGGTGGTGGTGGAAATGGTGGATATAGTTCTACTGTTCCTGTTGGTATAGCTGGTACAGCCAATACTGGCGGTGGTGGTGGTGGATGTGGTGGTGCTACAAATGTTATTTCTGGTGGCGGTGGTGCTGGCGGATCAGGCGTAGTCATTATATCTTATACATCTGCTACAGCTTTATTTGCAGGTGGCACAGTTACTACTTCAGGTGGTAATCAAATTCATACATTTACTGCTTCAGGCTCACTAATTCCTATTGCAAATATTGTCACTATTAATTATTTATCAATAGCTGGTGGTGGCGGTGGAGCTTCTGGTGGTGGTGGTGGCGGTGCAGGTGGCTATCTTACAGGAACAGCATCATTATCAATAGGATCAGCTTATACAGTTACAGTAGGTGCAAGTGGTTCTGGCGGTGTTGCAGGTGGTACTGGACAAGGTTTAAATGGTACTGATTCAGTTATAAGTGGCTCAGGTTTATCTACTATTACATCTGTAGGCGGTGGCGGAACTCTTACTGCTGGCGGAGTTGGTAATTCAGGCGGATCAGGCGGTGGTGGTGGTAGTAATAACTTTGGTGCAAACGCTGCTGGTGGAGCAGGCACATCTGGTCAAGGTAATAATGGTGGTGCTTGTTATTCTACAGGCCAAAGAGGTGCTGGTGGTGGTGGTGGAGCAGGTGCAGCAGGTTCTAATGGAACAAATACTGCCGGCGGTGCAGGTGGAGCTGGTTCTTCATCATCTATTTCAGGTTCATCTGTAACTTATGCAGGTGGTGGTGGCGGTGGAGCTTATGCTCCAAATGCAACTGTAGGTGGAGCTGGTGGTTCAAGCATTGGTGGTGCAGGTACGGGAAATACAACTACTGCTGGTAATGGAACTACAAATACAGGTAGTGGTGGAGGTGGTGGCGGAGCAGTATCAGGCGTTGGATACGGTAATGGTGGTAATGGCGGTTCTGGCATAGTAATATTAAGCATCCCTACATCTAAATACACAGGCACTACAACAGGAAGCCCAACAGTTACTACATCAGGTTCTAATACAATACTAACATTTAATGCTTCGGGAAGTTATACCGCTTAAAGGAAATTAAATATGGCACATTTTGCACAAACAGAAAACAATATAGTCACAAAAGTCATAGTAGTATCTAATCAAGATATTTTAGACGAAAACGGACAAGAATCAGAACAAAAAGGAATAGACTTTTGCTCTAACCTTTTAGGTGGAACATGGGTACAAACATCTTATAACGGTAAAATCCGTAAAAATTATGCAGGCATTGGATATAAGTATGATTCTGTATTAGATGCTTTTATTCCACCACAACCTTATCCTTCATGGGTATTAGATGAAACAATAGCACAATGGAAAGCACCTGTTTTATATCCTACAGATGGTAAAATGTATGTATGGGATGAAGATACAGCATCTTGGATAGAAGCTAAAGAATAAGCATGTATTATTCTGGCTTTCAAAGCAATGCGTTTCAGCGTAATGCGTTTCAAATTGTTGGAGCTGTTACACCAAGCCCTACCATACTTGTTACAAAAGGTGGATTAAAAAAAGAACGTATACATAATAGATCTTTTAAACAATCTGTAAAAGAGTCTTTAGAAGAACTATTAGGCGAGCCAAAAGTAGCAGAGCAAGTACAAGAGATAGTAGCTGAATACTCTAACTCTAAAAACTTATCTTTAAGCTCTATAGATTTTAAACTACTGTCACAAAATGTAGCTGCAGCAGAACGCATTATTATGCTTGCACAGCAATTACATTATGAAAGACTAGAAGCACAACGTGAAATGGAAGATGAAGAAGCAATCCTTCTTCTAATATAATTATGATAAATTATATTTGGACTATTACAGCAATGTATACGCTACCTATGGTAGAAGGCTATACAGATGTTGTAGTTATTGCAGACTGGACACTAACCGGTATTAGTGGTGAATATTCATCATCTAAAAACGATAGCACTCAATTTAGTTTACCACAAGGTGAAAACTTTACGCCTTATGAAGATTTAACAGAAGTACAGGTAATAGGCTGGGTAAAAGAAACTATAGGATCAACAGCTATAGAACAATACGAAGCTAAGATTGCTAATGACATCTATCATCAAGAGCATCCACCTGTAACAGCTATAAAACAACCATTACCTTTTTAATATGGCTAGATATATACAAGATCCGGTAACACATAAACTTATACCTGCTGATGAGTATTACACAGAACAGGTAAATTCACATTATATTATGGCTGATTATCAACCTTACAGGTCTATGGTGACAGGTGAGATGATAGAAGGTCGTAAAGCACATAAAGAGCATTTAAAACGTCACAATTTAGTAGTGGCGGAACAGAGTTCAGCAAGACCACAGAAGCCTGACGGTGGTCGGTTGAAAGAGCAATTGGCACGTCAGGTATATGAAAAACTACGTTATAAATAAGGAGCAATAAATGACAACAACAGTAAATTTAATGGGTAGTGGTAGCTCTGGTCTAAGTGCTGAAGCAATCACAGGTATTATCTCGCTAGCACAAACAGCATCAGGATCTGCACAAGGTTCACAAACAATGCCTACAGACATTGTAGTATATTCAACATCTACAGCATCTTATGGCCCAACATTATCAGCTACAGCACAATCAGGTGACAGCTATATCGTTGTAAATAACACAGCTAACTCTATCAATGTATGGCCACCAGTAGGCTTTAAAATTGGTACAGGTTCTACAAATGCAGCTTTAGCAGTTGCCGGTGGTAAAACAGCTAAATTTTACGCTTTAGGTGACGGAAACTACGCATCATTATTATCAGCATAATTAACAATTAGGAGTAACAAATGGATAACGAGACTACTCTCGAATCACCATCATTGCGTGACCAAATAGAAAGTGCAGTAGATACAGTAACAGAAGCACCAGAAGTTGTAGAAACGGAAGTATCAGATAAGCCAAGAGATGAGTCTGGTAAATTTAAAAGCAATAAAGAAGTAACAGAAGCACCTACAGAAGAAGTCCAAGAAGAAGTCTCGCTAGAAGCTAAACCTTCTAAACCAAGACCATCTTCATGGAAAAAAGACTATGAAGAATCATGGGGCAAATTAGATCCTACATTACAGGATTATATTTCTCAACGTGAATCAGACTTTGCTAAAGGTGTTTCTACTTACAAAGCTCAATGGGATCAAGCTCAACCTATTTTAAATAGTATTGAAAAGTTTGCTCCTGTATTACAACAAAATGGTGTTGATCCAGCACAATGGATTAATAGTTTAGGTACTGCACATCAAACTTTGGTATTTGGTAATCCTGACCAAAAATTACAGATGTTTGCGCAATTAGCAAACGATTATGGTGTTGATTTAAATGGATTGTTAGGTGGCGGACAACAAGCTAGCCCACAATTCTCTATGATCGCACAGGAATTAAGCCAGATTAAAAATCAATGGCAACAATTCCAATCGCAACAAGAACAAATGGAACAAACCCAGTTAAAGGGTGAAATCGAATCTTTTAGTAAGGACAAACCTTACTTTGATGACGTCAGAGAAACTATGGCTGGATTACTCCAGAACAATATGGCATCTGATTTGAATACTGCTTACGACAAAGCAATCCGTTTACATGATGACATTTGGCAAAAGGTACAGTCTGAACAGACTAAATCTAGCCAAACAGAGCAGAAAAGTAAACTTGCCCTAGTCAAAGCTAAGGCTATATCCCCTAAGTCAAGCTCGCCTACAGCGAATGTGAGTCTAGGTGGTAAAGGCAATAATCTTCGTGACCAATTAGCGTCTATTGTAGACACTTTTTC